CCTAGTTTTGCAAAATGTGCCATAATGTTTCTCCTTATATATTAATTTTAATTATCATTCAACTACTGAAATCTATATCTTATAATAACTGTTCCACCACTTCCAGCACCACCAGCAACGTTATCTCCTTCTCCTGTTCCTCCACGTCCTGTGCCACTTGGAAAACTACCTGAAGAATAAGTTTCAGGAGATCCTTTTATACCTGTAGTAGCTCCGTTTCCAGGTCCTGTAGCAATTGCTCCACCACCAGAATTACCACCACTTGAACCATTAGTTCCTTGAGCTGGGCTAACCGGAGGTGTATTACCTGTACCACCAGGCCCTCCGTTTCTTCCTGATCCACCTGATCCTCCAGGAAGACCACCATTACCACCAGAACCTTGTGGGTGTGTTCCACCTCCACCGCCACCTGTTGACGTAACTGTTGAAAAAACTGAATTTGATCCTGAAGAACCTCTACCTGCACTTTCTGCATTTCCTCCTGGTCCTCCACCGCCACCACCGCCAACTGTAATTGGATAACCTTGTGCTGAAACAGGAACTGATGTTCCACCGGGATTACCGTCTAACGGACTAGCTGTATAACATCCCGCTGTTGTACTTTTAAATTCTCTAAAACCACCAGCTCCACCTCCACCACCAGTATCTCCACCTGCTCCACCACCTCCAGCAACTACCAAGTAAGAAACAATATTATTTGCAGCAGCACTAGATACACAGTTTACAGTAAAAGTTCCTGGACCCGTAAACGTATGAACTTTAAAATTACCATCAGTAGTTTCAGTTCCACCTGATCCTGCCATAAAATCTTCACCAACTATTGAAGAAGAATCATCTTGAGTTGGTACCCATCCTTGAGTTGCATCTACGTAAATTAATACGATTGAAGCACCCGCTGTATTTATAACTGGATTAACGGCATTACCACCATTAATAGGTTCACTATTTCTATTTATTGTTAAATTATTTGTAGCAAAAGTGCTGTCATAATCTTTTACAGCAACTATATCTCCCGCACTCGGTGAACTAGGAAGTGTCATTGTAATTGCTCCACCATCAGTGTCAGCAAAATATCCTTCACCGGTTACTGCATCAAAATTTGCTGTTTTTTTAGTTGTTTGCCAATTAACAGAACCAGAACGACCAAACCCTGATTGTGATGCACCACTTGCAAGTGATACTGTATCACCAGAAGCACCAATTGTAATTGCTGTTCCCGATTGAGAAATTATTACTCCACCATCAGTTGCTTTTAAACTGTTTGATTTTAAGTCACCAGCAACAGTAATACTATCTCCACTATCTCCTAATGTAGTTGTACCACAATTTGTTCTTGGACTAATTTTATTTACTTTTATTTCACTCATAGTTTTATTTTACCATACCCTATTGAAATTTATACCTTATTATTACTACACCTGAACCACCTGTATTTCCAGATCCACTTCCACCGGATCCACCGCCACCACCTGTATTGGCAGTTCCTGCTGCACCTGTTGCTTGACTTCCATTACCACCTCCACCTTTACCTCCGGTACCTTCATCTAAACTAACTGGAGAAGATCCAGCAGCACCTCCACCACCAGCATAATATCTAAATGAACCACAAGGAACACCATTACTACCAAAAGCTGTAGGTATTCCAGCTCCATCACCTCCGTTTCCAGATTTATCTGGTGCTGGCTGTCTACCATTTGTACCCACGGCTATAGCTCCACCACCTCCACCACTAGCGTGATCTGGACTTGATATAGCACTTGTTCCACCGTTATTTCCTTGAGGAGGACTTACTGGAGGAGTATTGCCTGTACCACCAGGACTGTTTAATGAACCTCCATTACCTCCACCACCAGAACCTCCACTTCCAGCAGCACCTCCACCACCAGCAGATGTAATTGTTGAAAAACTTGAATCACTTCCTGGACTAGGAGAATTAGGACCACCTGCGCCTACTACTATTGGATAAGCTTGAACTGCAGCTGTTAATCCTGCGGGTGCAGCTAAAGGTTTACCTGGATATGTTGCAGGTGCTAAAGTAGGAGAGGCAAATCTAAATCCACCTGCTCCAGCTCCTCCTTTTGTATTTCCTGAAGGACCACCACCTCCGCCACCACCAGCTACAACTATATATTCTAATGTTGTTGAACCAACCGGAGAACCTTTTTCAGTTACAGTAAAAGTTCCTGGTCCTGTAAATGTATGAATTTTAAAGTCACCACAAGTTGATGGAGTTCCACCTGAAGCAGTTATAAATGGAGGTTGTCCTACTTCTGTATCTTCTGCGTTTTGTACGTTAATCCAACCTTCTGTTGCATCTACATAAACAAATGTAGCAGCTTGTCCTTCAACATTAAGATTAGCATCTTCTGCAATCCCACCTATTTTTTCAGAACCATTTGGATTAATTACTAAAGCATTTGTTTGAAAAGTTCTTGTATAATCTGCGAATGCAACAATTGCTCCGGCAGAACCTGCCGGTAAGTTTACAGTTACAGATCCACTTGATGTGTCTACAAAATAACCTTCTCCACTTACTGCTGTAAACGTTCCTGTTTTAATTGAACCTGTTTGCCAATTTACAGAACCCTCTCTACCGAATCCTGTTTGACTAGCTCCTGATGCTAAAGCAACAGTTTTACCAGATTCACCTAAAGTTAATGTAGATCCTGATTCTGTTGTTACTGTGTTTACTTTAATTTTACTTGTCATAATTATTGAAATTTGTACCTTATTATTACTATACCAGAACCGCCAGCTCCACCAGTTGGACTACCTGGATTATTACCATTAATTCCTCCACCGCCACCACCAGTGTTTACAGTTCCTTGAAAACTTGGAGAAGATGTATTTCCTGGGCTTCCACCATCACCACCGCCACCAGATCCTCCAACAGGATTTGTTGGTGTACCATTTACTGAACCTCCTCCGCCACCAGCTCTTGTTGTTGGTGTATTATTAATACTTGATGTTGCCCCAGCTCCACCTGAACCATAAGCTGGTCCACCTTGAGGTTCTGTTCCAGCAGTTTGTCCAACTGTCGTTGCTCCACCGCCGCCACCACCATTAGTGTGTGATGATGAACATCTATTACCAGCGCCTCCATTGGCACCTTGAGGTGGACTAACTGGAGGTGTATTACCTGAACCGGCAGCCCCAGCTGCAGCGGAACCGTGTGATCCACCGCCACCCCCTGATCCTCCACTAACACCACAAGCATTACCGCTTGGGGAAGCGTTACCTACGCCTCCACCTCCACCACCTGCTGATGTTATACTTGAAAAAATTGAATTTGAACCTGAAGAACCTCTACCTGTAGGACCACAACATTTTGCACCACCAGCTCCTCCTGCTCCAACTGTTATTGGAAAACCTGTAGCTGTTACTGGAACTCCTGTAGGTGCTCTTAATGGAGATCCTGCATATGAATCATTTAAACCTAATCCTTCTCTATATCCACCGGCACCGGCACCACCACCATAGTGACCACTACCTCCACCACCTCCAGCTACTACTACATATGAAACTGTATTTGATCCTCCTGCATTACCAGCTGATGATACACAAAATGTACCTGGGCTTGTAAATGTATGAATTTTAAAGTCACCACAAGTTGCTGTAGTATTACCACCAGTTGCTGCTACAAACCCCGCTCCTGTGGTAGTTGTAGTATCTTCAGTAATAAAAGACCAACCTTTTGTTGAATCCATAAAAACAAATGTAGCAGATAACCCATCGGTGTTTAAATTTGTATTATTAGCATTTCCATCCATATTAGAACCGTTTCTAGCCATTATAACTTTGTTAGTCCCAAATGTTCTTGCATAATCTTTTATAGCAACAACGTTTCCCGCGCTTGGTGATGCAGGCAGTGTTACTGTAATATCTGAACCACCACTTGTATTTACAAAATAACCTTCTCCACTAACTGCTGTAAAATCTCCAGCTTTAATTGCAGTCTGCCAACTAATTCCACCTGTTGCACCAAAACCTGATTGAGTAGCGCCGCACGCTAAAGTTACAGCCGTGCCTGATCCACCTAAAGTTAAGGTTGAACCACTTTGTTTATCTATTGCATCTACTTCTATTTTAGACAATGACTAATACTCCTGTAACTGTAATTGTGCCAGGCACAGTAATA